AACGTAAGATGATAAAGTAACTCTTGAAACTTTAAGTAATTTGAGAATTTCTTTGGATCTCATTATTGCAATTATAATAAATAAATTTATATACTTTTATATGGATTTACTACCCTGATGTATCATATTTATTATATTCGTTGTGTTCATCATATTTATCATACTTGTATTTTTTATCACATTTTACATATTTATCTTTTTTATTACTGCACTTTTTAGTTTTATTTTTTATCTCGTATATAATTTCTGTATTGTTTGCATCATATTCTTTATCTTCATATTCAATATACTTTTCATATTTATGTTTTTTATCACATTTAACATCTTTATTTTTTTTATCATATTTATATTTTTTATCGCATTTGATATTATTATCTTTTTTGTCACATTTGGTATTATTATTATTATCTTTTTGATTATATTCATTTTCATCATATGTGGATCCAATTGGGTAATATGGATCAAATTTATCTTTGGTGTTATCTGATTTTTTATATACATCACATTCTTGATATTTCTTTTTATCACAGTCATCATAATATCTTTCCTGTGCATCATACACGTGATATTCCTTTTTATTAGATTGGATATCATCATGATGAATTATTTTGCAGTTATTCTTATTGGTCATTTTTTATAAATCTAAAAGATACAAATATTTTTTTATTGGTGGGCAAAAAAATTAATTTTTACATACGAAATCCTCCTCCAATATTTTACGTGCGCGTGCCGTAATAGTTTCCATAATTTTTGAAATTCGCATTCTTTTTTTAATCAAAAAATCATTGTAATATGGATCGTACAATGTATATGCCTGTTCGACATTATGATTTTCGGCACTGGTATGAAAAATATCATCATGTTCATATTTTGGCATAGCAAATTTTTTGTATGAATAATAAAAAAGGTTTGAACAATTATTATTTTCGGTGAATGGATTATAATTATAGGTGGATGTTATACTTTCATCAATAAATGGATTATAATTTTCTGATTTATTCGTTGTGTCGCAATTATAATCAGTAAATGGATTATATGTATTATTATTATTATTTGCTTCAATCATTTATAAATTTAATAAATACAAAAATTTTTATAACAGTACGGATAAGTATCTTTCATTGTATAATTTTTGGAAAATCTATTATTTGTATTGATTGTTTTTGTTAAAAATAATAATTAATCAATTACTATTTTTAAAAATAGGGATATGTGTAAATCGAACACACCTTGGCTTGCTAGTCGTAGGAATTGCACCTACCTTGGAATTTAATCCGCGCGTTTTGAATGCGGTGCCTAACTTCTCGGCCAGACTAGCATGTCAGTCGTAGGAATTGCACCTACCTTGAATTTTAATTCACGCACCCTTAATGCGTTGTGTCACTACTCCACCAGACTGACTAGGATAGAAATAAATATTTCATTATTACTATCCAATTCTATGGAAGAAAAATTATTTTATATTTTCCAATAATTTCCAATAATTTCCACCCACAATCTTTTATTGTACAATATATCTTTATATCATTCAGGAAAAATTATTTGGAAAAATTCTTATCATCTGAATATTCCAACATTTTATTATAATATTTTAGGTCTGTTGCATGATAAAATCTTGTCTCGGAATAATTCAATAACAAGTGCATAAATATATTTTTATTCAATCCATTTATTTCCAAATCCGCTGGTAAATTTTCATGCGACATTTTTGGACATTCAACAACAGAAAAATCAACTTTGTGTTTGGTAAATAATTTGAGAATAACCATATTCATTTCTTCAAAAACATAATCCAATATTTCTTTGTTGACATGTAAACCATAATCTAAATAAAAATCTATCAAATCAATATTATTAAAATAGCACGCGAAAAGTAATGGTTCGGGACAATCCAAAACTAAACCATGGTCTAATAAATATTGTACTATTTCAACAGACACTCTTGCTATTGTGATATGCAATATTTTGGAATATGGTGCCAAATCAAAATCATTATTGGCCATTATATTTTTAATCATGTCAATATGATCGTATTTTATTGAAGATTGAATAGCCACAAATAATGCATCTTGATGAGTATCTAAATCTAATAAATAATTCATGGTATCAATATCATTTTTTTTGCACACTTCATCCAATAATATATATTTTTTATAACTGATATCAGCACCATTTTCCAATAAATATTTTATCATTTTAATATCCCCATTATACATATATGCTAACGTTAAAATATTTGTTCCAGCAAATAGGTAATTTAAACTTTGCGAATCAATGCATTGGTTAAAATTGAATCCATTAGATAGTAATGCTTCTAATATATTGTATCTGTTTTTATTAATAGCCACTAAACAAATAACTTTTTTATCCATATCATTATTAGTTCTAGAAATAATATCATGTATAACAGAAGTCATATTTTCGTCGAAAATTAATTGATAACATCCATATAAATAGGGATTATCGCAAAATCCAAGTATTGGTGAATGCATTGAATTTATTATTTGAGATAAATCATCATTGTTTGGATTTTCTAAAGAGTATTTGTACAAATCAGAATTTTCAATATAATTTTTTTGTATCCATGTCATAGCTTTTGTGTCTTTTATTGGTTCGTTCATCATATTCGTCGGTTTGTTGACATTAACTAAGTCTGTCATAATTAATGTATTTTTGTAACATCAACACTAATTTTTTGTAATAATAATTTTAAAATATCAATATTTTAAAATTATTAAACAGAATTCGGGACTGCAAAAAGTTCGTCCATATTTTTAAATGAAGTATGAAATTTAATTGATAGATGTTCTTTGATTTCAGACGCATTAGTGTGCAAAACTAAATTAAATTTGGCACCATTATTAAATGTTATCAAAATTTCGTTGTTATTAGGATTGTGCTTCATTCTAAAACTTTCTACAGTTGGTAATTCAGTGCTAAAATCGTACATGGTGAATCTATTTTTATACAATTTGAGAACAATTCTATCATTTTCATTAAACAAATGATTGAACAGATTATTAGCACATTTTCTTTTTTTGGATAATGTTGCCATTGTTAGATCACAAATAGGTTCCAATATGGCTTTATTTTTTGTTTTTATGCTTAATTCAGAGTATTTTGATTTTGTTTGAATTTTTTTATATCCCTTGTCATTGATTTTTTTATATTGGTGAGTATACTCTTTACATACATTGGTATTTCGTTTATATTTACAAATTCTCATTAATTTTTCTGGAATAATATCCTTCGTATTAATACTAGTATGTAACATGGAAATATGTGCAATGTTCTTTTTTTTCCATACTAACCTAAATTCGTGATCAACTTCCGCATCCGGATCAGTATTTAGTTCAAACATAGTTATAGTACCCAAATAATTTATAAAATTTTGTGCCAATTGCAATGAATATTTGGTATAATACATTTTTTCATCCGTATCTAATTTAGCAAATAATTTAGATACTTTTTTAACATATACTTTAGTGTCTTCGCAAATGTCAACATTCAATGTAGAATTGAATGTTTTTGCCAGACTGTATAATAAATATTTTTGATTTACCGGCATCTGTGATTGATTTAGTTTCAATTATCCTTGAATGAGTTAAGTAAAATTATATACAGATTAATATTTTTTCAATTTTTATTTTTAAGTGATTGGTATAGCATAAAATGATAATAAAAACATTATTCATAAATATATGTGTGACTATAGATTACCCAATGATATTAAACCAATAAAATACCGAATTCGAATTGAACCAATTGGACCTGATTATCATTATTTTCGTGGTGTCTGTTATATTATTTTTACAAATAGTACCAACACAAATACTATAATTCTTAATGGATACGATATTAAAATTAAAAGTATTTATTTAGTTGATAATGTTAAAAAATATGATCATCGTATTACTTCTTATGATACGGAACGCCAACAAATAAAATTATTTTTTGATACAGTACCGAAATTTGGAATGATTGTTATAAAGTATATCGGTAAAATAAATGACGAATGTAATGGTCTTTTTAGAACAAAAGAAAATAATGAATGGATATTTTATACACAATTCGAACCAGTTGGCGCCAGAAGATGTTTTCCGTGTTTTGATGAACCAATATTTAAAGCCAAATTTAATATGGAATTATTGGTTCCGGATAATAAATTGGTACTGAGTAATTCCAACATCAAATCTAAAACAAAAATAAATGATAAGATATTATATATTTTTAATGAAACATTACCCATGTCAACTTATATTGTGGCATTCTATATCGGAAATTTAAAAAAGAAAAAAGGAATAACTGCTGATGGAATTCCAGTACGCATTTTTGGTAACCAATCCGAAAAAGAGCTTGATGACATACTTGTTAATACCATAAAATGTATGGATAGAATGACCTATTATATTGGAATACAATCTTTCGGATGCTATTCAAATGAACAAAGAGAATGCCAAATACAATCTGATAGATGCTATTCAAATGAACAAAGAGAATGCCGAATACAATCTGATAGATGCTATTCAAATGAACAAAGAGAATGCCGAATACAATCTGATAGATGCTATTCAAATGAACAAAGAGAATGCCGAATACAATCTGATAGATGCTATTCAAATGAGCATAGCAAATGCCGAATACATTATGCCATGCCTAAATTAGATTTAGTTTTTGTTCCAGATTTTGATGCACTAGGAATGGAAAATTGGGGTCTTATTTTTATTAGAAATGTACCCCAAGCTGAAAAATATTTATTATATAAAATTAATTTGACATCCACTATTTTTCATGAATTGGCACATCAATGGTTTGGTAATATGGTAACAATCGATTGGTGGTCAGAAATATGGCTCAATGAAAGTTTTGCTACATGGTTTGGATGGTTTATAATGAATGATTTGCATCCTGAATGGAAACCGATTGAACAATTTTATTTATTGGACACATTTAAAGCATTAAATATGGATTGTTTAAATAGTACACATCCGATTAAAACGAATATTGAATATCCAAATGATATCATAAAAATATTTGATGCGATATCGTATTCCAAGGGCGCCACCATAATTAATATGTTGGTTAATTATGTCGGTATCGATACTTTTATGGAAATAATAAAATTTTACATTAAAAAATTTTATTTAAAAAATGCAAATACCCAGGATTTTATTGATTGTGCCGAATTTATTTCAAATAAACCAATCAATAATTTTATTAAAAATTGGATTGAAAAAAAAAATTATCCGATTGTCCATGTGAATTTACAAAATGATAATGCACTATACTTGGAACAAGACATATTTATTCGTGGAAATAAAAAATCTAATCAAGATATTTTGTGGAATGTACCCCTTTCGATGATGCATAAGCATTATCAAAAAGGAGTAGATATTGTAAAGCCAATTATTTTCAATAGTAAAACTGCTCTAATTAACATTGAAATTGTTGATAATAAATTTAATAAAGACGCTTTTGGTTTTTATCTAATAAATTATAATCCAAAAATTATTTATTACATACTGACTCGCAAATTTTCAATGATGTCGAATCTTGATATTGCCGAAATGATGAATAATTTATTTATGACAATGGAATCGGGTGAGCTTTCATTCGATCTTTATTTGGGATTCCTAAAAATAATAATCAATAATTTATTGGATACAAAACCATCAGGTCTACTAGCGGAAATAATAGAAAGAATATTTTATCATTTTGCGACAGTAGTAATTAATCAAAATATGGTAGATTTATATGGAACAATATTATCTGATTATGTTAATGGTATCATGGATAAAATTGGTTTAGAATTCAAAGACAATGATAATATTGATATTATTGTATGCAGAATAAAATGTTTTGATCTGGCTTGTTATTTAGGCATTAAAAAATATATTCAGTATTTGAATGATTTATTCAACAAATACCGGGGAGAAAAAAATATTGAATTTGTTCCTTACTATATTAGGAATACTGTTGTACGCAATGCTATAATTAATGAAAATAAAAATAAAAATTTTGATTTTCTTTTGAAACAACTTGTACAACAAAAAAATGCGCAATTAATAATACCAAATATCACATTAACTAACGATTTAAACAACTATTATAAATCATTAAATTTAATATTTATGGATGAATTAAATAATAATAACAAAATTGAAATTCTTGTATCGGCAGGTTCCAATAAAAAATTTAATAAATATTTGTGGCAATTTATAAAAAATCATTGGAAATCAATTTATGAAATATTTATAGAAACTGATTTTCCAAATTCGATAGCATCTATTTTTAAATACATGGTTGACCATGATAACAACCTTATTGAAAATATTAAATTATTTTTTATTAATAACGATAATGTAAAAAATTTTGAGGAATCTTTGATATTAGCAATTGAGTACATCGAAATTAATACTTTTTTCAATAAATTATTGATATAATTCATTGAAAAATATTTTTTAAAGATACGGATTAAGATTAGACAATAGTGATATCAATATATTTTTCGGAGAATTTTTTGAAAAAGTCTCGACAATCTGGTTGAACAATCATGGTGAAAAATTTATTATATATTTCTGACGTGATCTCTTTTCTGTTAATCGCATGATCACCAAGTATTTGTATCAATAATTTTACTAGTCGCTTTTTTATTTCACCAGTTAGCATGTGTCCCCCCGAATATGCTTGGGCAATGTGGTTTAATTCTGATGTATTTTCCAAAAAATGCGAGAGATAAATATATGGAACATCAACTTCTAGATTTCCTCCATTTTTTCGATGTGATTCCAATGTATCACCACCACCAGAAAACGCATAACTCATAATTTTTTTATTAATAATTAATTCGCTATCTGATAAAAATATTGGGGGAATTTGACTTGTGCTACTAGCTTTGTGGTTAACGCCTTGTAATCCTACCAAAAATTTAGAACAAATCAATGCTGGTTTTGGATAACCCATAAATTCGGCTATATCACGTGTAATTCTGAAATATGGTACCTGGTCTATCGCACATGGAACTAAACACATAACATCTTTTTTATTACCAAATAAATGGGGAAATGCACCACATAGCGCTGGACCCATTTGATATGGAGCCCACGATAATTGTCCAATTGAATTTTCATCAGTAAATCCGTATACATTTTTTGTTACATGAACTGACATTTTTTTATTAATTTGGGCAACCAACGGCCTCATGTAGCGTTCATATTTAAAACTACTAAAAATAAATGTTTTATCTGGATTAAATCCACATGCTATAATATCTTTAGTATTATTTTCTGTATAGGCCATAAATTCATCCAAACAACCATCCTTAAAATAAAATTTTTCTTCATCGGACATTTCAATTACCACCCAGCAATCCAATATTTGTTGTAACCATATTGTGAACATTATTGGAACCAAATGTCCTAAATGAAGTGCGTCAGCCGATGGTCCTCTTCCAGTATAAATATAAATCTCCTTTCCTGATTTTTTGGCTTCCAATATTTTATCAAAATCCTGGTGAGCATAAAAAATATTACGATCAATAAAATGATGTACATTATCACCAGATATTCCTTTAATTTGATCAACTAATTTTTCATTTATTGGTTTTAAACCAAATTGATCGATCAAAATATCATAATTAAATTTAGTTGTGGCTGAAACGGTATGTGGTGTAATAATTTGGTCGGTTTGATTCATGGGTATATAATTTTTTAGTATTAATATTTGTTAATATTAATATTAATTTCATCAATTTTTTAATTTTTTTTATTTTTTTTTTAATTTTATCCGTTTTTCTTCGAGTTTAGCTTCTTTTTCAGCTTCTCTTTGTTCTTTTTGAAATATTTCTTGTTCTTGTTGTTTTGATAGTTTTCGTGTTTTTACTATCATATCCTTATTATTATATAAAATTGGTTTTAAGAAAGATTTCAATTTCTTTCTTGCACCTGGCCTTGAACAATCAAAATTTTTAATTGTTTCTTTAATTTTATTTTGAGATTTTTCATTTAAAAAATCTCCCATATCATTTAAAATTTCATTTAAATCCTCTATTTTTGTATCTATTAATATTTCCAATACTTCATCTATTTTTTTTCTTATCCACGTATTATTTTCATATACTTCACCATACGAAGATTTGGTATCGTTATACAAAATATTGTGATGTTGCGGTTTATTTGGATTTAAATTTACATTGGAAATAATACTTTCCAAAATATTTTTATTAGATCCTAATATTTTGGATAAATCTTTTTGACTAATATTATCAACACCATCTTTAGAAAAGACAACAAGATTTATATTAATTATTTTTGAATTAATAATATTTGAATTAGGACTTTTGTTAATTGAATTAATTTTATTACCAGCGATCAAATTATTATCATCTCCTTTTATTTTTGTTTTTATTATTTTAACTTTGCATCCTTTAGCATGTCTATCCAATGAATCTTTTCTACTAAATTTTTTATTGCATTTTTTACAAGTATGTTTTATTATTTTTTTATTTACTTTACTTCCATATCTACAATCAGATTTTCTATTTTTATGTCTTTCGAAATGTGATTTTCTGTCAAACGTTTTGGAACATTTTTTGCAAGTAAATAATGGCATTAATATATTTAACATTATAAAATCTATATTTATATGTACTGTATGCTAATAAAAAATAAATATAAATGGATATGGTGTCTATATGTACCACATTCGCGTGGTACATAATGAAAATAAATGGATATGGTTAATATTTGTACCACATTTGTGTGGTACAAATATTTTAAAATAGTAAAAGCATACTAAAAGTTCCACAATTGTGGAACTTCCGCGCGGGAATTAATATGACATCGAAATAACCAAAATTAAAAAATTTACGCACCTAAAATTATTGGTGTGATATTTTTAGGCACAAAAAATGGTAATTTTTAATTTGTTTATTAATAAAATTTTTTGCCAAAAAAACTTTTATTAATATATTTTTTTCCCAATTTAGTATAACTAGATAAGGATCATCCAAAGGAATCCTATTAATGTTTGTGAATTTTGCTAATAAATATCATTCTTCATTAAATCATAAGTTGATTTATTATTTTTGGAGAGCAAACATTAAATAATTAACAAATTATCATCCTTGATCCAATATAAAATTCCACTACATTCGGAATATTTTTTTGTATAACGTGCATATTGATGATTATCATCTACCTTGTCTCCAAACTTTACTAAATTAATTGTTATAACCATAAATGTATGAAATTTAGTGATTATTTCGTTGGAATTAATATTTACATACTTAAATGTTTTCTTGAATACCATATCTATTGATGTATGATTATGAATAATATTTATATTTGGATAATCATCATGTGGTAAAATATAAATTCCCAAATCTTCCAGTGTATATATATTATGAATTATACTAAATGGATAAAAAAATGATGATTGTGTACATAACAAAATAATTAAATAATAAACTGAGATCATAATATTATGATGATAAACTTCAAATTTTGAAATTGAATCATTTAATTCTGAGATAGTACAACATAATTTACCATTAGTATAAAGTTCCATTCTTGGAAAATCTAATAAAAGTTGTGCGACAATATTTGTGCATGATTCCATATTCATTGTAGTTATTGTTTTATCATTAGCATATGATAAAAATGTTTCTTTTATTAGTTTATCTGTGTCCAACAAAATACAAAAATTATGATCCGTTTCTAGAATTTTGGTGCGATTTGTTCCAAGTTCCAAATCATTTTGACTAAAAAATATCGTGTTAATAATATTTAGACTATTACAATATTTATACAAATTATTATGTTTATTGATAAAATATTTTTGGAATTGTGATTGCTGTTCAGTACAATTATTTTTATTTGCTATTGAAATACATCTACATGGTAATATAATATTATCATTACCAACATTTATTATTTCCTGTTGAATATACAATTTATTCATATGATTAATTATAATTAGGCGATACTATTTAATATTAATAAAAATATTCAATTTTATATTTATAGCTTATTTATTTTGTAATATGTAACATTCACAAAATACGCAATACAAAAAATTGAATTATCAAATTATTTGAATGGTTTATTTCAATTTGGTAACTAATTAACATACGCGCAATAACTTTTCAGATGGAAACAATATCTGTTATCGCAAATATTCCTCAATGTATAGCTAATAAAATTGGTAAAAATTTGCATCAACAAAAATACCATCCGATCGAAATTATTAAACATCATATTTATCAATATTTTGGGCAAGATTATGAAAAATTTGATGATTTACATCCTCAGGTATCAATAGAGGATAATTTTGACAAACTATTGATACCATTGGGCCATCCAGCGAGATCCATTTCCGATACATATTATTTAAATGATAAAACTATTTTACGAACACATACTTCTGCACACCAAAATGATTTATTATCGCGAGGATTTGATAAATTTTTGGTAACGGGTGATGTTTATCGAAAAGACGAAGTTGATAGTCACCATTATCCAGTCTTCCACCAAATGGAAGGAGTTTGCGTATTGGATAGTACAAGTAATGCAGATGATAACTTAAAAAAAATCCTGTTTGGATTGGTAGAATTCTTGTTTCCTGGATGTTCTTATCGTATTGCTGATGATTACTTTCCATTTACCAACCCATCATATGAAATTGAAGTAGAATACAATGGCAAATGGTTAGAGATACTTGGATGCGGAATAATTCAACCAATCATACTTAAAAATTGTGGGATTGATAATAAAACAGCATGGGCTTTTGGTTTGGGTTTAGAAAGGTTAGCTATGATATTATTTAACATACCAGATATTCGATATTTTTGGACAGATGATACTGCTTTTTTGAACCAATTCACCTCATACAAAATTATTAAATTTGAACCATATCCAAAATTATCACCGCTAACAAAAGATATTTCTTTTTGGATACCGAATACAAATATAACAGAAAATAAATGGCAACTCGAAAATGATTTTTTTGAATGTTGTCGAGAAATTGGTGGTATCATGGTGGAAAAGGTAGAACTTTTTGATACATTTTATCATGCCAATAAACAATTGCATTCCAGATCATATCATATTATCTATTCTTGCCCGGATACTACAATGAATAATCCTGGACATTTTACTGCTATGATTAATGGATTACACATATCATTGGCGAAAAATATTGCCGAAAAATTATTCGTTATGATTAGATGATGATTTTATTTACAATATTTTTTTATTAAAAATATTACAAATAATATATTAGCAATATATCTGGGAGGAACTCACATAATAATTTGTTGATTTATGAACATTCTTTTTTTTTAATTTTTTTGGATGTGTTGTTATTATTAATCTGTCCATAACCACTCAATATTAATTTTTTAGGCGTATTTTTATTATCGGTGGCAATTTGTAGCATTTTTACCAAATCATTAACAGTACCAATAAGCCCAATATCATGTCTTTCTACTGGTTCTAACCACGGATATATATTACTACCAACACTACTAATAATATCTGGCACACTAATTTTATAAAGAATTTCGTCAGCTGTGCATAATGTTATTGTGGTAATTGTTTTATTAAGCACTATGTACTCACAATTCTTTTCAATAATTTTATGAATAGTTTGCATAATTGAATAAAGCATAATTGAAGAAAATAAATCTGTATCCAGTGATGCATAATAATCCTTCTTCTTTTTGGCTTTCATTATCAAAGGAACATGTTCATCGTCACAAAGTCTATCCATTTCATAACATGATTCCATTTCATCGTCATATAGACTGCATTCACTATACTTATGATTTTCGATTTGGTTACATATTTTGATATCCAATTTTTTCAATTTGGTTCGGCATGATGCGCCATCCACCGCAAGTATCATGACATATCTGTTTAGGATTTCTAAATTGGTAATAAATTTATTGGCATCATCAATATTATATTTAATAAAAAGATTCAAGCAAAGACCATTGTTCATATGAAAATTAATGTATACCATTTTTGTTTATTGCATATATTATTAATAATGTATTATGGGAAACAAATTTCAATATTTTTTTCAATACAGAAAAATATTGAAATTGTTTTTGTTATGAAAACAAGAATATATTAATTATCAATATCAAATGTCAGAAAACAATCAAAATTTACTTAGTAATTTATTTTCCGGCTTCGGTGAAGATATTTCGATACCGGTTACTAAGGATAGGGTTATTAATATGGACGATCTTGATGAATCCGCAAGACAACAATTCGAGAATGAATTAAATACTGGGTCAGCAGAAAAAAAAAATAGTTACTGGGATTATTTTTCATGGTTACCATTTATTTCAAAAACAATTAATATAGATGATAAAAGTAATACAATTATAAAAAATGCATCTAGTATGCTCACCGAAGCCAAAAAAAATATATCTGATCCATTAACAATTGCCGGATTGATATCGGCCAGTCTTTTTATATTTTTTTATTTTGCGAATGAATTGGTTTATCAAATAATTGGTTTGTATTATCCTTGTTATTATTTATATACATTAATCCATTATAGGCATGCCCAGAAGGCTAACAAAATAAAATCAATAATGAAATATTTTATAATATACGGGCACATGGAATTATTGGCATGCATTGTAGAACTATTTGGATTTTATTTACATCATCCTAAAATTGTAATTATATTATCCCTGTTGTACATGGCAGGATACAAACAACTATGGTTAGATAATTTGTATGACAAAGTTATTTTTTACGATAAGATAATATTGGGATTTATTTATTTGGCCTTTGATAAATTTTGCCATACATATTCAGCAGTTAGTTCAAGTATTGGAAAGGAAAAAAAATAAAAAAAATTGATTACCGCAAATATATAATTTAGGATATATCGTGTGATATATTATAAATTAACATAAGAAACAATTAAATACCGTATAATACAAATTATGTCAGACTCAGCACATATAGTTTATTGGAAGAATTCAATCAAAATTACACCTGTATTTTCATTGAGTGGATACTCTAGAGCAGCTGAAAATACTGGATTCTATTGTAAAGAATTAGAAATGGCATTTGACGCGGGTATTCAAATGAATGATACACCCGCATATATTTGCTTAACCCATTTACATAACGATCACATGGCGGCATTAAATAAAATGTTAATTGATAATCCTAAAAATCCAATAATTTTTATTCCAAATAATAATAAATTTGAAGAATTATTAGTTACAACTTTAAAATATTTGTATTTATCCAGCAAATTTATTCATCCAGAATCAGCCAAAGGAAAAAATCCAGCTACAAAATATCCGTACCAAATAGTAAAATTGGATGTTGGACAATCATATAAATTCAAAGAAATGGGTACTGGTGCCTGTTATGTTGAAGGATTACCATCGGAACATGGCGTTACATCAATTTCGTTTGGTATATACGAAACAAGAAAGAGATTAAAACCAGAATACCAAAATTTAGCAAAATGTGATTATGCCAAACTCAAAGCGGATGGTATTGAATTTACCGAATTTTATAAATTTCCAATACTTTGTTACATGTCGGATACTAATTATTTGCCATTGGCTGGACCAAAAGCAAATATGATATTTCAGTATCCAACAATTGTGATAGAATGTACATTTTTGGAAAAAGACGATTTGCGACATGCTAAAAAGAAAAATCATATCCATTGGCAAAATCTAAAATCATTTATTATGGCATATCCCAAAACAAAATTTATTTTGACACATTTTAGTAAAAAATATACTTGGTCCGAAATCAAAAAATTTTTTGATAAAATAAATATAGAAACCCCTTTGGAAAATATCGTTTTATGGTTACATACGGGGCCTGTGACATATACCAAAATAAATCCAATCAAAACAATTACTGTTTAACCAAGCGGCTCTCTAAAAATATATGCGTTGTTTTGTAATACTAAAACCACTAGTGTTTCTATTTTCATATTTTTTAAAGGTGCGGTATAAAATTTATTTATATTATAATATTATATTAGTACTAAATGTCTTACAAATTAATTTTGCCGTATGTTAATTCAGCAATACAAATTATAAATAATAAACTTGTCTTCCCTGTGCAATATTTACATAATAAATTATCATTGGGAACCGATTCGCTACCTGATGTTTTAAAAACACCAATTAATTTTGCGACGATATTTAGTTTTTTTATTTTTATAATGGTAACATTTGCGAATAATTTGATTTGTAATTTAATTGGTATACTTTATCCATTAATGTATGGACTTAATATTTTCAATGAAAAATCAATCGACACTAACCGATTGATTAGTCACAATAAATATTGGATTTTATATGGTGTTATTACTTTATTTGATTCATTTTTTGGGTTTTTCCTCCATTTTGTACCAGGGTATTTTTATCTTAAATTAATTCTAACATATTTACTCGTCAGAAATGATTTTATGTTTACAAGTATTTCATTTAGTACATTTAGCGTATTGTATGAAAAATATGATATTCGTAAAAAAATTGAGAAATCATTGGCATTAGTAAATATAAAATTTGATCCCAAAACCAATTTAAAAAAATCTTCGCCAAATAAGACTTTAGAATTTAATACACCCACAATCTTGGAAGAATTGGTTATTGTACCAATTTCCGCGTCAGTGCATCCTCTTCAGGACAATCCTCTTCAGGACAATCCTCTTCAGGACAATCCTCTTCAGGACAATCCTCTTCAGGACAAT